CCGGGCTTTTTTTTTCTCACCGATGGTTTCCGAGCTTTTTCGGGCCTGAACCCGTCTGCCATCGAGTTTTGGTCAGATTCGAAGCGCCAACGTTTTGGCGCTTGTCTACCATCGGAGGCTTCGGAAAAGTGACCCCGCTAGGAGCTTTCACTTGTTCCGAAGCCGCCAATCCCGTCGTCGGACGGGCGAGAGGCACTGACCGGACGCCTTTCATTTTAGTAGATACAACCCAGCTTCTTACCGCCACCAATGCCAGAACCGGCGTCGCCCGCGCGATCCATGCCCGAATGCGTCTGTTTCACCGATGGCGAACTGCCAGTAGAACCGCCCGAGGCTTTCGGACCAGACTTCGTTGGCGTCGAGGCATTTGCGATGTTCATACCTGCCTTGTCAGCCATATCGCCTTTGCTTGTCTTCATAATAGAAGCGTTTCGAGTCGTTGAAACGATGGACCCACCGCCCTTTGGAGCAGGAGTGCCACCTTTTGCACCAATCAGCTTTGCCATTTTGAGTACCTCTGCAATTCAGATGGAAGAACGCCCGGTGCGATGACCGGGCGCGCTTTAGCTCACCGCACTGATTACGTCAGGTCGCGGATTTGCGAGCTGGATGCTTCGTTACGGGCCTCAAGCGTGCCTTCGTACACGATCTGCCAGTTGCGGGCATCACCCGTTTGCGCGAGTTCGGTCTTCTCGAAGCCACGCAGCGTCGCCAGTGCCCACATGGATGGATCAATGCAGTAAACTGCCTTGTCCGGGGTCGATTGCGCACTCATGACCCGGTTCGGGATCATCGCCACGTTGCCGAAGTCCGACGCGTAAACCGCGTATGCCGCTTGCAGGATTGCGCCCTTGCCGTTCCCTTCGACTTCCTGCATGCGAGTCGCATTGCCTGCGAAGCCCGACGAGATCACCTTATCGGACGGCCGCATATGAACCTGCGAAACGTTACCGCCAGCCTGATATGCCTGCATCAGGGCTGTTTTAAGGTGAGCTTCGTCGAATGCAAAAGCCGTACCTGCGACTGGACCGGTATTGGTCGAAGGCACTGGAGCCGAGCCGCCTGCACCGCCTTGGTAGTTCGTAGCGATCCAGCCCGCGAGACCACGGGACGTACGAGCAACGGACGAGGAACCAACGACCGAAGTCGGGTTAGCCATCATCGCTGCTTCAATGTCCTTCTTGAGTTCGACCGACTTCTTCGCGGCCAAACGCGCCACTTCCTTCGGACCCGCCTTACGCACCGCATCCTGCGTGTTCGAGACCGAGAAGGTGTCTTGAATGATCTGCGTGCGGTTGCCGATACGGCTCGTCGGCGTCTGCGCCGCATAGCTCGCATCCGCACCTTCCACTGCCGCGTTTTGCGCATTCGGTGCGCGCAGCGCGTCAGTCTGCCATTCGTGATAAACTGCTTCCGCATTGGTTTTCGCGATAGCAGACGTAAACGGCGTATCCGACGGCGAAATCATGAAGACCTTGTCGATCAGGTCCTCACGGTTACCGACCACGCCATACGTGGTCAGAGTGTTTGCTGGCATGACATTTCCCCTTTACTTAGGCTATCGGCAGGCTATTCGAAAAGACCTGCCAACGTATCAACTGAGGGATTTGCATTGAAAGCTTTTGCCGCGTTTGCCTTTGCCAGATTTTGGCGCGAGGCTGCGGTTTGGGCCTGCGATGCTGCACCCGGACGCTCAACTCGACCTTGGATTTGGCGTTGTTGCGACTGCTGAGCAGCTTGTTGCTGGGCTGCTGCTGTTGCACTCACGCCTGTCCTGCGCGCCGCTTGTTGCTTCGCGATGGCTTGGTCGTACAGCATCGCTTTGCGCGCGATCAACAGCACTCCAGCAGTGTCAATTTGCGCCCGCATTTCGGGGGTCACGCCTTGGCTTGCCAAATAGCTATCAATCTGTCGTGCGCCTTCTGCTGCCTTCGTCGGGTTAGCCCAGTCCGGGATAGCGGAAACGAGTTTAACCCGTTCTTCTTCCGCTCGCGTCTTTGCCAATGCCGCATTCTGTTCAGCTTGCTGGCGTTGAAGATTCTCGCGCACTTGGTTTGCTTGCATAACTTGAAGCTGTTTCTGCTCCCAGTTATGCTTTTCAACCAAATACTGCTGAGGGTCTTCTGCAATCAACTTACTCCAGTTCGGTTCCTGTGATTGCATCAGGGCCGTACTTTGCTGAATGTAATACTCCAGCACTTGACCGAGTTGCTGCTCGCGCATCCCCAGTCCTTGAGACTTCTCCGTATATTCCTTACGGATGTTTGCCGCTTCTTCAAAGCGCCGGTTTGCTGCTTCATACTTCTGCGCACCAGCCTTCAAATCACCGAACGAATACTCGACTTCTTTTCCATCGACCGTGAGCTTCACCTTGTGGTCATCAGGAATAACTAATTCAGTCGAAGTCTGTTCAGCGTTAGGATCGGCATTTTGCGTTCCGTCGCCAGACAGATCAAGTTCCAAATCGGGATCGGCTTCAACTGCGTGCCCGTTCGGATCAATATTCGTTGGCTCTTGCGTGCCAGTAGCCGGATCGTTAACTGCCTGAGCGTCGGTTGTCAGACTTTCATCCGAGCCGTCGTCAAACATGGTTTCGATTTCGGCCATTTCAGCGCCCGTACCAGGGGTAGCATCGAGTGGCATGTCTTAACTCCGTAAGTTGATGTGAATATAATGTACTACTTCGCGGGAATCAACGGGGAGATAGTACCTCCCCGCTTTGTTACTTACTCACTTGCTGCACTATCTGACTGATTTCGATCCGCTGCGGCGCTTTCAAGCTGTTGAGTGTGATGTTGATCGGCCTGTTGTCGATCTAAATGTCGGTGCTGCGAATCAATGTCTTGCTGACGCATGGTTGCAAGCACATCATGCGGAACTGCATACCGATTGCCCTCAGCATCTTGCAGAATTGCATTGTTTAGTGCGATTTCAGTGCTAGCATCCACATGGGCTTTCTCTGCTGCCGCGGTACGGTTTGCAGCCAACTGCAGGTAAAACTTCTCTTTTTCCCATGCCTGCTTTTCACTAAATTGAGCCGTTTCCCGCTGATGCAGAAGTTCCTCGTGCAAGAGAGTTTGTTCGCGCTGCTGCTGTGCTTTTTGAGCCGATAGCTGCTGATCGTTCTGCATCTTCAACAGATCCATCTGCTTTTGATGTTCGAACTTCGCTTGCTCAAGTTGCATTTGTGCCTGCACTGCAACCATCGCCGGATCAGGCGGGGGCGGCGGCGGATTCGGATTAGGCGGCGGTGGCGGTGTGACGAACTGATCGGCTTGACCAATTTGCATAGATTCTGCCAACTCTTTCGTCGCATTGTACATATTTTGCGGAGTGATGATCCCCAGTTGAGACTGCATGAGCATTCCCATAACCTGCATGAACTGTTGAAGCATCTGTACTTTTTCGCCCATTTCGCCGGTGCCTAGGCCGACTCGGACTCGCATATTGTACTGATTGTGCCAAACTCGCGGATCGACTTCTACCCATTTCCCCTCAAGTTCAAACACCATGCGTTGATCCTGATGGCGCATAAGCACTTTTTGGATCAGGCGAACGAGTTCTTTAACCCCGGTTTCTGCAAACGTTCGGGCGATCAATTTTGTTCGCAAATCTGCCCGTTGCGTAATACCCTTGTATGCAGTGGCCGTCGGATTCAGCATATCCGAATCAGTGCCTTGGCTATACTTAGTGATACCTGAACGTTCTTGTGACGCGGCATCCAAGTAGTCAAGCAACTGATACGCACCCTGAGAATCGGCCATGCCTTGAGCTAGCATACCGACAGCATTTGCGCTTTTAACGCGAACCACCCCACCCGGACGATTCGTAAGCAAATCGTCAATATTGACTTGACTTTCAACCGCCCACGTGCGTCCGTTCACTTGAAC